CTTTATATTTTCCCCGGGGGTAATTTTTGGGAGTGGTCTTTACCCTTTTTCATTCCACTCCATATTTTACCTCGCTTATTTATACTATTAGATAGTATTTAAAGTGATTTATAGGTTTAAGAGAATGTTCGAATAACCGGAATTAAAAAATTACCTCCTGTTCGATGTATTGGGATGTCATGTTTATTCTCCTTTCTAATTTGGAATATATTGTTGTCTGCCTATAAGTCACTTTAAATGCTATCTAAAGTATTGTACAACACTGCCAAAAGTGTTACGAAAGGAGAAGTAAGCATGGCAAAAGTTAAAAAACCAGATTCTTCTGCCAAGTCTGATAAGATAAGGCCTGCATTAACACCAGAGGCTAGAGAAAACCAACTAATATATCTTGCTACAAATTTGGCAGAACAACAATTGAAAGATGGTACAGCATCTTCACAAGTTATTACCCATTATCTTAAGTTAGGTTCAACAAAAGAGCGAATTGAAAAAGAAATTCTTGAAAAACAGAAAGAACTAATATCTGCAAAAACTGAATCATTGAAATCAGCTAAACATATAGAAGAACTATATACAAAAGCTATATCTGCTATGCGTGAGTATAGTGGACATGGCGATGAAATAGAGGATGAAAATGATGAACCAGAAGATTATTAGAACTTATTCAGAATTAATTCAATTACCTACTTTTGAAGAACGATTTGAATATTTAAGACTATATGGAAAAGTTGGAGAAGACACTTTTGGATTTGATAGATATTTAAATCAAATGTTCTATAAATCTAAAGAGTGGGAAAAGTTACGAGACGATATTATTACTCGTGATCTTGGTTGTGATTTAGGAATACCAGAAATGGAAATCAATGGCTTAATATTAATTCATCATATGAATCCAATAACAAAAGAAGATATTCTTAATAAAACACAATTTCTTCTAAACCCTGAGTATCTCATCTGTACTTGTAAAGATACTCACAATGCAATACATTATGGTAATAGTGAACTAATATACAAAAAAGGTCCTATTATAAGATCAAAGAATGATACATGCCCATGGAGGCATTGAAAGGAGGTTAAACAATGAGCAACAAGAATTACAGTAAGTTCTTCAATCAAAAGAATGAAGAGCAAGAAAACAACGAAGTTCCAGTTGAGGAAATCACAGAAACAGTAGTTGAATCTGAAGCTCCAATAGTTCAAGCAAATATTGAAATAACAGAGTCTAATAATACTGTAGAAGAAGTAACTGAAGAAGTGCATGAAGAAATTCAAGAAAACACAGAAGTTACTACTGAAACAACTGAATCTGCAAATGAATCTGTAGAACATGAAACAGTAACTGGTATTGTTGATGAATGTGAAAAATTGCGTGTTCGAAAAGATCCTAATACGGATTCAGAAGTGCAATGCATCATTGAACAATCATCTGAAGTTGTTATTGATCTTGAAAATTCAACTGAAGAATTCTACAAAATTCGTACATATTCAGGTATTGAAGGATATTGTATGAAAAAATTTATTAAAATTTAGGTAGAGAGGTAAATGTATGGAACAAAGCATATTAATAAGCATTAAAAAGTTATTAGGTTTACCTAAAGATTGTACAGACTTTGATACAGATATTATTATACATATTAATACTGTATTGATGATACTTAATCAGCTAGGCGTTGGTCCATCTGAAGGATTTGCTATAGAAGATAGTAAAGCAACATGGAGTGATTTTATAACAGATACCACTAAGTTAACTGCTGTTAAATCCTATGTTCATTTAAAAGTTAGACTTCTATTCGATCCGCCTCTTAATTCAGCTATTATAGCAGCTATTCAAAAATCTATTGATGAATTAGAATGGCGACTTAATGTACAAGCTGAATCTAATGAACAAGAGGAGGTGTAGCTATGTGGAAATATACTAGCTCAAATGAACTTTACCATCATGGCATACTTGGTATGAAATGGGGAGTTAGACGTTACCAAAATAAAGATGGTAGTCTTACCGCAGCAGGTCGTAAAAGAGCAAATAAACTTGCTACACAATACGAAACTGTTACTGGCAAAAAGATTTATAATCACAATAATACTAGTAGTAATACTAAAAACAGTACAAGCACAAAATCTGTAAAAGATATGTCTGATGCTGAATTAAATTCAAAAGTAAATAGAATGCGTTTAGAACAACAATACTTAAGTATGATGCCTAAACAAACTAAATCAACTGGTAGAAAATTTATTGAATCTATTGGAAAGAATGTTATTGCTCCAGCAGCAACACAAGCTAGCAAAAATGTTTTACAGTCATATTTAGAAAAACTTGGACGAGAAGCTTTAGATTTAAATACCGGAAATAATAAGAAAAAGACACTTACCAAATCTAAGAATAGTTAAAGGAGAATAGAAATGGCGTTATCGAACACAGCAACACCCAAATATTATGGTATGTTTCGTGATGCTGTAATGCGAGGTGAAATTCCGGTATGTGAGACTATTTCTATGGAAATGAATAGAATAGATTCACTTATAGAAAATCCAGGAATTTGGTATGATGATCAAGCAGTCGAAGGTTTTATCAAATATTGTGAAAATGAGTTAACTCTTACTGATGGTGAAGATTTAGTTCTTTTAGATTCATTTAAGTTATGGGCTGAAGAAGTTTTTGGATGGTATTATTATGTTGAAAGAAGTGTTTATGTTCCATCTAAAGATGGACATGGTGGACACTATGCTAATAGACGTATTAAAAAAAGATTGACTAATAAACAATATTTAATTGTAGCCAGAGGTGCTGCTAAATCACAGTATGAATCTTATATACAAAACTATTTTCTTAATGTTGATACTTCTACAACCCATCAGGTGCATACTGCACCCACAATGAAACAAGCTGAAGAAGTATTATCACCAATAAGAACTGCAATCACTAGATCTAAAGGACCTTTATTTCAATTTTTAACTGAAGGTTCTATAAATAATACAACTGGACCAAAAGCTAATAGAGTTAAACTTTCATCTACTAAAAAAGGTATTGAAAATTTTCTTACTGGATCCCTTCTAGAAATTAGACCAATGACAATAGATAAGCTGCAAGGTCTAAACAGTAGAATAAATACTATAGATGAATGGCTATCTGGAGATGTAAGAGAAGATGTTATGGGTGCATTAGAACAAGGTGCATCTAAAAATGACGATTATCTTATATTAGCTGTTAGTTCAGAAGGTACAGTTCGTAATGGGCCTGGTGATACAGTTAAAATGGAATTAATGGATATACTTAAAGGTGAATATATTAATCCTCATGTATCTATTTGGTGGTATAGATTAGATTCTATTGATGAAGTAGCAGAACCTGAAATGTGGGTTAAGGCTAATCCAAATTTAGGTAAAACAGTTAGTTACGAAACATATCAACTAGATGTAGATAGAGCTGAAAAAGCACCATCTACTAGAAATGATATTTTAGCAAAACGTTTCGGTATACCAATGGAAGGTTATACCTATTTCTTTACATATGAAGAAACACTTAAACATAGGAAACGTGATTATTGGCAAATGCCATGTGCACTTGGAGCCGATTTATCGCAAGGTGACGACTTTTGTGCATTTACATTCTTATTTCCACTTAGTAAAAATGCTTTTGGCGTTAAAGCTAGGAACTATATAACAGAACATACTCTTATGAAATTACAACCAGCTATGAGATTAAAGTATGATGAATTTATTAAGGAAGGTACTTTGATTGTAATGCCTGGAACTGTATTAGATATGATGGAAGTATATGAAGATTTAGATAATCATATAGCAGAAAGATCATATGATGTAAGATGTTTTGGTTATGACCCTTATAATGCTAGAGATTTTGTTGAACGTTGGGAAAGAGAGAATGGACCATTTGGAATTGAGAAAGTTATTCAGGGTGCTAAAACTGAATCAGTTCCTTTAGGAGAGTTAAAGAAACTTGCTGAAGATAGATTATTGTACTTTGATGAGGAAATATTAACTTTCACTATGGGAAATTGTATAACTCTTGAAGATACAAATGGGAATAGAAAGCTGTATAAGAAAAGATCTGATCAAAAGATTGACTCTGTTGCAGCTATGATGGATGCCTATGTGGCATTTAAACTTAATAGAGATGCTTTTGAATAAGGAGGCGAAAAAATGTGGCAATATAATAATACTAATATTTTGTATAATGATGAATTATATCACTACGGTGTTTTAGGTATGAAATGGGGCATGCGTAAAGCCTACGCTAAAGGCGAAGATTACCAATATAAATCTCATGGACAAAAGAAATATGAAAAGAAAGTAGAAAAACTTACTAGTAAAATTAGTAATACCGGAAGTAGTTATAGCAAAGATCGTAAACTAAGTATAGCAACTAAGAAATTATCACAATATAAACAAAGAGATACAAATAGACAAGACTATGCCCAATCAACATCTGTTGGTAAGAGTGTTGTTAAAACACTTGTATTTGGTCCTTTTGGTGCTGGTAATTATAATCGTTTTAGAGCTTCTGGCCATGGAAGAGTTGTTAGTGCTTTAGGATCTAACTATATTGCATCTACTATAGGATATCCATTGACAGTATTAGTATCTAGAAGCTCAGAACTTAGATCCGCAAAAAAGCAAACTAATTAATGAAGGAGGAGATTCAGAATGGCGTTAACTATTGGTTCAAGGTTTAAATATGCCTGGAATGCATTTGTGAATAATAATCCTACCCCTTCAAACATGAATTCTAATGGTTATTATTATAGACCAGATAGAGTTAGACTAACTAGAGGTAATGAACGTTCTATTATTACTTCTATTTTTAATAGAATAGCACTAGATTGTGCAGGAATAGATATTTATCATTGTCGATTGGATGATGATGATAGATTTCTAGAAATTAAAGATTCTAATTTAAATAGTTGTTTAACACTAGAAGCTAATATAGATCAAACAGGTAGGGCATTTATGCAAGATATTGTTATGTCTATGTTTGATGAAGGTTGTGTAGCTATAGTTCCAGTTGATACTATATCAGATCCTACTAAAACTAATTCTTATGATATATTATCTATGAGAACTGCTAAAATAGTTACATGGTATCCTCAACATGTTAGAGTAGAATTATACAATGAATCTACTGGTAATAAAGAACAAATAACATTACCAAAAGATATTGTTGCTATAATAGAAAATCCATTGTACTCAGTTATGAACGAACCAAATTCAACTTTGCAACGTCTAATAAAGAAATTAAATCTTTTAGATAGTATTGATGAACAATCTGGATCAGGAAAATTGGATTTAATTATTCAATTACCATATGTTATAAAAACAGAAGCCAGAAAAGCTCAAGCAGAGCAAAGACGAAAAGACATTGAAAGTCAATTGTCAGGTTCGAAATATGGAATAGCTTATACTGATGGTACGGAAAAGATAACACAGTTAAATCGTGCTGTTGAAAACAATCTAATGAAACAGATTGAATATTTAACGAGTATGCTATATAGCCAGTTAGGTATTACTCAGGCGATCATGGATGGTACAGCAGATGATAAGACTATGCTAAACTATTATACCCGTACTATAGAGCCTATTGTTTCAGCTATTGTAGATGAAATGAAACGTAAGTTTCTTACAAAAACTGCTAGGACTCAGAAACAATCTATCTTATACTTTAGAGATCCATTTAAGTTAGTTCCTGTAAATGACCTTGCTGAAATTTCAGATAAGTTTACAAGAAACGAAATCTTAACATCTAATGAAATAAGACAAATTGTTGGAAGAAAACCTTCTAAAGATCCTAAAGCAGATACTCTACACAATAGTAATGTTAAGCAACCGGATGACGGAATGCAGAACATTAGCAATGAGCCAAGTATAGATACCAATATGGAAGGAGGAAACGAAGTTGGATAAGGATTACGACTTTAGTGGATGGGCTACCAGAAATAACATTCAATGTTCAGATGGTAGAACTATCATGAAAGATGCTTTCAAACAAAACGATGGACAAAAAGTACCATTAGTTTGGAATCATCAACACAACGATCCTAATGAAGTTCTCGGCCATGCCATATTAGAAAACAGAGAGGAAGGTGTTTATGCCTACTGTAAATTTAACAATACAGAATCAGGACAAACAGCTAAATCTTTAGTTGCTAATGGAGATGTAGATAAATTATCTATATATGCCAACAAACTAAAATCACAAAGAAACAATGTAATACATGGATGTATTAGAGAAGTTAGTTTGGTTTTAGCTGGAGCTAATCCTGGTGCATACATAGATTCAGTTATCACTCATGGTGATGGTGCTGAAACTGAAGAGGAAGGTGTAATTTACACAGATGAGCATATAGAATTCCCTGAGGAACAAGAAGAATCTTCAGATGATACTAAAAATCAAAATGAAGAAAATCTTGAACATTCAGACGATGACAATGCTAAAAAAGAATCAGATAATTCCGATGATTCTAAAAATAATGAAGGAGGTAAAGACACTAAAATGGAAGGTCAAGAAGAAAAGAAAGATCAAGAAGACAAAAAAGAAAAGACAATTAAAGAAGTATTCGATACTTTAAATGAAGAGCAAAAAGAAGCTGTTAATTTAGTCGTTGGTATGGCTTTAGAAGAAAAAGAAGGTAAAAAAGCTGATAAAGAAGACGACAAAGATGATAAAGATAATGGAGGAGAAGAAGATATGAAACATAATGTATTTGAACAAGACAAAGAAAATAATGATGTTTTACAACATTCTGCAATCATAGCTGATGCTATAGCTGATGCTAAAAAATATGGTTCTATGAAAGAAAGCTTTATAGAACATGCTGCTATAAACAATATTGAAGGACTAGATAAACTATTCCCAGATGCAACTGAATTATACCCAGAACCAAAAGTTATCGAAGAAGATAACAGTTGGGTTGCTAAAGTTATGAACTCAGTTAAACATACACCATTCTCAAGAGTTAAAACAACTTTTGGTAGAATAAGTGAAGATGAAGCTAGAGCTAAAGGTTATATAAAAGGTAATAAGAAAACAAACATAAAAATGTCTTTCTTAAATCGTGTTACAACACCAACAACTGTTTATATCAAGAATGAAATAGATAGAGATGATGTTATAGATATAACAAGCTTTGACATCGTTGCTTGGCAAAAGAGAGAAATGAGAAAGAACCTAGATAAAGAATTAGCATTAGCTATCTTATTTGGTGATGGTAGAGATGTATCTGATCAAAACAAAATTAATGAACAAAACATCAGACCAATAGTAAGTGATAACGAAATGTATACAATACAATACGTTGTTACAGAAGGTGTTGATTACAAAAACGGAGATAATAGTGCTTCTGACAACGACTCTAAAGCTAAAGGTGTAATTAGAGCTGCTATTAAATCAAGAAAGAACTATAAAGGTTCTGGTAAACCAACATTCTTCACAACAGAAGATCAATTAACAGAATTACTATTAATCGAAGACCAAAACGGAAGATTAATCTATGAATCAATAGAGAAATTAGCTACAGCTATGAGAGTTAGTGAAATAGTAACAATACCAGAAATGGAAAAATACACAAACTTATATGGTGTAATTGTTAACTTAAATGACTATACAGCTGGTGCTGATAAAGGTGGATCTGTAAATATGTTCGATGATTTCGATATAGATTACAACCAAATGAAATACCTAATGGAAACAAGAATGTCTGGTGCTTTAACAGTTCCATATTCAGCAATCGTATTAAAGAAAACTGATGGACCTGCTATACCAACAGAAACTAATGTTGAAGGGTAGTTAAAGGAGAAAATTCAAAATGGCTAAATTTTATGGAAAGATAGGCTACATTAAAACTGTTGAAACTGATCCAGGTATCTGGGAAGAAAAAGTTACAGAACATACATATTATGGTGATGTCACTAGAAATACTAGTAGATGGCAACAACAATCTAATAGTGTTAATGACGACTTAAACATTAATAATATTATTAGTATTGTAGCCGACCCATATGCCAATGAAAATTTTCAACATATGAAGTATGTAGAATGGATGGGAGCTAAATGGAAGATAACAAATGCTGAAGTTCAGTTCCCAAGAATTATTCTAACTTTAGGAGGTGTATATCATGAGAACTCGAGCGGATCTTCAGACTGAATTGGAGAAATTACTTAATTCTAAGCATGTATACTACCAACCTCCCGAAGGTGTAAAAATGGAATACCCAGCAATACGATATTCCAAATCTAATATTAGTAGTTTTCATGCTAATAACAAAAAGTATTGTAATTTTAATTGTTACGATATAGTGGTACTAGATAAAAAACCAGATAATCCAGTTATTGATAAAATATTGGAATTACCTAATTCTGAGTTTGATAGGCATTATACATCAGACGGTTTAAACCACGATATCATAAGACTATATTATTAAAGGAGGATTTCAATTATGGAACTTAAATGGGACCAAACAGGTGAAAAAACTTATGAAACAGGTGTCAGCAAAGGTGTTCTTTATCCATTAGCTAATGGTAAATATGTAAACGGTGTTGCATGGAATGGATTAACAGGTGTAACAGAATCACCATCAGGAGCTGAACCAACAGCATTATATGCTAACAATAAAAAATACTTAAATCTTATGTCAGAAGAAGAATTCAGTGCTACTGTTGAAGCTTATACTTATCCTGATGAATTTGCAGAATGCAATGGTGAGAAAGAATTAGCTAAAGGTGTAAGCATTGGACAACAAACAAGAAAAGAATTTGGTATGACATACCAAACAAAAGTTGGTAATGACACAGATCCAGATGCTGGATACAAAATTCACTTAATCTATGGTGCATTAGCTAAACCATCAGAGAAAGCTTACTCTACAGTAAATGATAGCCCAGAAGCTATAACATTCTCTTGGGAATTATCTACAACACCAGTAGACGTACCAAACTCTAAACCAACAGCTTCATTAACAATTGATTCTACAAAAGTAGATGCTGCCAAATTAAAAGAATTAGAAGCTATACTTTATGGAACAGCTGAATCTGAAGCAAGATTACCATTACCAGAAGAAATTGCTAAAATATTTGAAGGTACAGAAACATCTAGTGTTCAAGGCTAAAAATCAAAATGAATTAAAAATATTATAAAAAGAACGGTTAAAAGGAGTTGTTAGATTACACTGACAATTCCTTTTTGTTTTATTGAAAGGAGAATAAAAATTATGTTAACAAAAACTATAAAATACATAGATTATAATGGAGTAGAAAGAGAGGAAAAGTTCTTATTTAACCTATCTAAGGCTGAACTTATGGAAATGGAATTAGGAACAACTGGAGGTCTTGCTGAAACAATCAGAAAGATTATAGAAACTCAAGATCAACCATCTATAATAAAAATCTTTAAAGAATTAGTTCTTAAAGCTTATGGTGAAAAGAGTTCAGATGGTAAAAGATTTATTAAAGTAAATGATAAAGGAGTTCCATTATCAGTAGAATTTTCTCAAACAGAAGCATACTCAGTATTATTTATGGAATTAGCAACAGATTCTCAAGCTGCTGCAGCATTTGTTAGAGGAATAATACCAAATGATATAGAAATAACAGATGAAGATATTGCTAAAGCTGCTAGTGGTAAAAGTTTACCAGAACCAACAGAAGCTAATTAGATAATAAATAATTGGAGGTAAAAGATGTTAATAATAACTATACCTGCTACTGAATTATTTAATGATGATACTCAAGAGTTTATCCAAACTAAAGAACAAACACTTCAGTTAGAACATTCTCTTGTATCTTTATCTAAATGGGAATCTAAATGGTGTAAACCTTTTTTGTCAAAGGAAAAGAAAACGGTAGCAGAAACATTAGATTATATAAAGTGTATGACAATAACACAAAATGTAGATCCTAATGTCTATAATCGTTTATCTAATGAAAATATTACTACTATAAATAATTACATAGATGCTCCTATGACAGCTACTACGTTTTCTAATACTAATACTAGTAAAAGTAGGGAAATAATTACATCTGAACTTATCTATTATTGGATGATTTCATTAAATATTCCCATGGAATGTCAGAAGTGGCATTTAAATAGATTATTAACACTTATTAGAGTATGTAATGTTAAAAATACTCCACCTAAAAAGATGAGCGGTAAAGAAATCATGAGTAGAAATGCTGCTCTTAATGCTGCTCGTCGAAAGAAATTAAATTCGAAAGGATAATAGGAGTAATGATAACATTTAGACAAAAGGGTGATTTCTCTAAACTAACAAATTTTTTAGAGAAAGCAAAAGAAGTGGTTAAGCTAGGAGATCTTGATCGTTATGGACGAGAAGGTGTAGAAGCCCTTGCATCTGCAACTCCTAAAAGATCCGGCTTAACTGCAAGTTCTTGGTATTACGAGATTGAACATGAAAAAGATTCAGTCTCTATTACCTTTAAAAATTCAAACACAAATAATGGTGTACCTATTGCAATAATATTACAATATGGACACGGAACACGAAACGGTGGTTGGGTAGAAGGAAGAGATTATATTAATCCTGCTATTAGACCAGTATTTGATAAAATAGCTGATGAGGCATGGGAGGAGGTTACTAAGTTATGAGTAAAACAGTTGACGAGAAAGTCGTCGAGATGAAGTTTGATAATAAAGACTTTGAATCCAATGTTCAAACTACATTATCAACACTTGATAAATTAAAAGCTAAATTAAATTTAACTGGTGCTTCCAAAGGACTTGAAAATGTCCAAAAAGCAGCTGACAATATGTCATTTTCTAATATGGAAAGTGGTATAGCGTCAATAGAATCAAGATTTTCTACTTTAGGTATAGTAGGAATGACTGTAATTCAAAATCTTACAAATAGCCTTATGAGTTTTGCTAAACAAGCTTATAATTATAGTATTGGTGGAATCATAAGTGGAGGTAAATCAAGAGCTACAAAAATTGAGAATGCCAAATTCCAAATTAAAGGTTTATTACAAGATTATGCAGATGCTGATGAGCGTCTACAGGCTATAATGGATGATGTTAATTATGGTGTTGAAAGCACTGCCTATGGTCTAGATGCAGCAGCAACTGTTGCAGCACAATTAGTTGCATCAGGAATGGAAGCTGGAGATACAATGAAATCAGCTTTAAGAGGTATTTCTGGTGTTGCAGCAATGACTAATAGTAGTTACGAAGATATAGGTAGAATCTATACTACTGTAGCTGGTAATGGTCGTTTAATGGGAGATCAATTACTTCAATTATCTTCTAGAGGTATGAATGCAGCAGCAACTTTAGCTAAATACTTAGGCAAAACAGAAGCTGAAGTAAGAAGTATGGTTTCAGCTGGTAAAATAGACTTTGAAACTTTTGCTACAGCAATGGATAGTGCTTTTGGTGAACATGCTAAAGATGCTAACAAGACTCTTAGTGGTGTTCTATCAAACATTAAAGCAGCTCTTTCTAAAATTGGTGCTGATTTTTATTCACCTTTAATAGAAGAGAATTCACCATTAATTACATTCTTAAATAGTGTAAGAGAGAGAATTAATGAAATAAGAAAAACTATCTCACCAATAACAAGTGAGATAACAACTAAAATAAATAATTTCTTAACGACATTGAATAAAGCATTTACAGATAAGAATTTGTTTGGATATAATCCGTTAGCTAATTTTGTAGATAAGATAAAAGAAATAAAGCAAGCACTAGATACAGCTACTCAACCAGTTAAGGCTGCAGCAGAAGTATTTGATAAAGCGGGTAATGTTCTAAAATCTTATGAAGAACTAGTTGACGAAATAATATACGGTAAATGGGGTAATCAACCAGTCAGAGAACAAAAATTAACTGAAGCTGGTTATAACTTTGCACATGCTCAAAATATGGTAAATGAAAAACTTGGTTGCAGTTTTAGATATTTAGACACTTATGAAGAAACAGCAGCAACAACTTCAACTACAATAGAAGCATTAGCTGATGATATAGAAAATTTATCTAATGAACAATTAAAAGAAGCAGGATTTACCGATGAGCAAATAGAAGCTTTTGACGAATTAAGAAAAGTTTCTAAAAAGACAGGAATCTCTATAAAGGAACTTATAAATCTTATAGGAGAAACTGATGATAATGGAAATTCAAAAAATGCATTTAATACAAGATATTTAGTATTAAACTCATTAAAGAATATTGGAATGACATTAGTTAGTGTACTTAAATCTGTTGCTTCTGCATTTACAGATGTATTTTCAATAGATCCAGAATGGTTATTTGATTTAATAGCTGGTTTTCACAAATTAACTCAATTAATAAAAGATAGAGTAGAAGGTAATGCTGATAAACTTACTAGAACTCTTAAAGGTTTATTTTCAATATTACATTTAATAACTAGTTTAGTTCGGTGGCGGATTAAAAATAGCATTAAACATCGTTAATACTGTTTTAGGAGCATTTAATTTAAGTTTATTAGATGTTACAGCAGTAATCGGTGATGCTATCTATAAATTTGATAGATGGTTAACACAGAATAATGCATTAACAACAGTTATACAAAAATTGGCACAATGGATTGCAAAAACTGCAATAGCAGTAGGAAATTGGGTAAAGAACAATGAGAAAGTTCAAGCTGTTATAGAAAAGATTAA